ACGATAGTTAATCGTAAAATTAAGGTGCGCGGTATTCCTAATCCTTATAACTTTCAGCATCCACCTTATGCGAAGTTTACGCTATTCTCAGAATCAAAGCCTTGTTGGTTTGGTGTTGGAATAGGTACTGTTGGAAAGCCTACACAGGAACGATTGAATAAGATTATCAACCAAAGGCTAGATAATGTTGATCTAGTGCTTAATAAACAAGGTTTTTATAATGGAAATGATCCACTTATCAATGTTAAGAAATTACAAGTTTCCGCCCCCGGCACATGGCGTAAAGTCTCAGATACTGTTAGTTCGGTTCGATGGATGGACACTCCTGACGTCACGGCATCGGCTTACAAGGAAGAAGAATTGGCTAAGGCTGATTATCGTGAAGCCACCGGAGCCTCAGCTCCACTCATGCCTACGGAAAAGAACCAATCTGAAACAGCAGCCGGAATAAACTTATTGCAAGGTGCTGCAGGTATTAGGTTTAGACCAGTGTTGAAGAAGATGGAAACAGACTTGATTCAAGCAATATCGATGATGTTTTTATCTCATTTACAGCAGTTTATGGTATTACCTGAGTGGATCCAGATGACTTCGAACGAGGGAACAGAATCACCTATCCTTGTTAGGCCGGAGGATCTACAAGCTAAAGTGTCAATTATACCTACTGGTATTTCAGAGACATTGAATAAAGAGACTCAGATAGGTCAGCTATTGAGGTACAAGGAAGTCTCTGCAAATGATCGAACTGTTAATCAAGCAGAGCTTAATCGTAGAATTGCTGAGTTAATGGGCTTTAAAGATATTAACTCGATCATTGTTAAACAACAGCCTGTTCAAGCTGGCCCAGGTCAATTATCTCCGGAAGATCAACAGATGATTCAGCAAATGTTAGCAGAAGGATTGTCTCCGGAACAGATTAAGATGGAGCTACAAGGAAATCCACCTCAGAGTGGCCCTGAAGCACAGAAACCGGGACCTAACGGGAAGCCGCGCATGAGAGGTCAAACACCTGAAAATGGTATGCCAGTTCAATCTCCACAAAGGCCTGAGGGCAGAAGGATGGTTAGGCAGTAATGGATATAGATAGAGCTCAAGAGTTAAAGTCTAGTATTATTTGGTCTAGTGTTGTTGAAGAAATGGACAAGAAGATACATTGGGAAATACAGAAGTTTAGAACTTGTTCAGCTGCAGAGTTGCCGCTTATTCAGGCAAGGATTGATATTTGGGAAACCTTGAAGCGTTTACCTGATGATGTTATAGATCGTGAAGAATAATTTATTAACCTCGGATCGCTATCCGTTAAATAGCGCGAATGGGAGAAAATATGACAGATCCAATCAAGAACGTTGAACCACCAGTTGTTGTCGTTCCAACAACACCGATAGAGCCATCGCCAACGGCACAGCCTACTCCAGAGGCAGATAAACCAACTGGTGAACCGTCAACAGACGTAAAACAAGTTCCATTACCAGCTCTCCAAGAGGAGAGAGGCAAAAGACAAGCAGCAGAATCAACCGCGAGTCAATTGCAACAGGAGATTGCTGATTTAAGAAGTCAAGTATCTAATACTCAAATGCAGCAACAGAATTTCCAGCAACAACAGCAACAAGCGCAAGTCAATCCTAGGGAAGAATTAGAGAAGACTTGGGATGATGACCCGAAGAAAGCTGTTCGGATGGAGATTATGTATGCTATGGATTGGAGAGATAGGATAGATTCTTCTTTAGAAACGCAGGCTGACACTTTATCTAGGAAGTTCCCTGATTTCAATAATTACCGTAGCTCTGCTTTAGGTCAAGTGCGTAGTTTGCCACTTAATCAAAGGGGAGGACAAGGAATTCTGGAAGCAGCTTACTTTATGGTTAGAGGTCAAAATGCAGATACTATGATACAACAACGAGAGACTGAACTTCTTGAAAAGTATCGTAGAGGTGAGTTGTCAGCTCAAGGGTTAGCAACGCCACCCGGAAGTTTTTCAGCTCCTCCAACTGATCTTGGTAGTGGGATAACAGATGAAGAATCTAGAGTAGCTTCTGCTATGGGTTTAACCCCTGAGCAGTATAATAGTGCAAAGGTGAAATGATGGGTATTTTTACCAAAGGTCAAAGCAAAGCAGCGTATCAGGGTAAGCTAACTTGCCCCGTTTGCAGTAGTGAGGCTATCAAGTTCGTAGAGATGATCGGACCATACAGACAGCGTTATCGTTGCCGTAAGTGTGGAATGCCATTTCAATATGAGACTGGTAAGGATCACAGCATTCATCCGTATGCTGTTTTAAATAAGCCGAGATTCCGACAAGCAATAAACTTAGAGGAACTCCGCAAGGGAGAAAAACTAAAAAGGAGAAATAAATAATGAAATTCCATTATGATGTAAATGGTGCAGAACCAATTCTGCGAGATGTTAGAATTTATAATTCAGGAGCGTTACGAACAGGACAAGCAGTTTGTTCAGGTGCAGTAGGAACCCCTGAGAATTGTGGTTGTGCTATTGTAGCTGATCCTGTTAAAGTTCAAAACATCATGGGTGTATTAAACGAAGATGTTACTGCAGCTAATGCTTTAGGTGTTGTAGCTACTGGTGTTGATAAGTATGCTAAGATTATTATCAATCCTGGTGCTGTATATTTAGCAGAGTATTCTCAATTAGCTGCTGATGACACAGTTACTTCAACAACTACTGCAAAGACTCTAACTGGTACTATGGTTACAGACCATGAACGTGGCTGGGCATATGTTACTAATGTTGGTTCTACAGCTGGTGGTTATGGTAACTTATTCCAAGCTGGTGCTGCAACGAGCACAACTGCTTTAGTTGCTGCAACTAGTTATGATGATGACATGACTGCAACAAATTCAAGCGATACTTTTATCGTAATGCCTGCACCTTATAGTGCTGACGTTGCTGGTTATGGTATTGACTTATGTCCTGATGGTGATGGGTATGAATCCATTAATATCTCTGGATATGCAGGAACAGGAGCAGGTGCAGTTATGGTTCTTGATAACTACATTGCTAGTAAGACTAGACCGCTAGAGCCATTAGTTTGTGCGAAGCATTCTGGTTATAATTATAGTTCAGAAGCACCAAAATTCTATGCTGACATTTTCTTCCCAGAGCATTTGCTATATGGTGGAAATGTTAACACTAGACCAATTACTTAAACAAATTAAAAGGAGTACAATATGGGCGTTATAGCTTCAGAGAATTTCGGATATCTCAACTAAGGGAGTGCTTAAATGAACGATTCAAAATATAAGTATTTAGATAACACTATAATTATAATGTATACGGGTGGTAAAAGCATGGCTAATATAGCTAAAGAGCTTGGACTATACTCTTCTATGGTTGGTTATCGGGTTAAGATACTTGGTATTTCACGTTCTATCTCTGAATCTTTAGTCGGACAGGCTAAGTCTAAGTCTCATAGGAAGACATTAAGTGAGAATAGAATTAATAGCGGAGTGGCTAGAGGTTCAAAGAATCCTAATTGGCAAGGTGGTGTGTCTACTGAGCATGATAAGATTAGACATAATATTGAACAGCGATTGTGGAAGCGAGCAGTAAAAGAAAGAGATGGTGCGTGTATGAGTTGTGGAGATGGAAAAAATCTTCATGCTCATCATATTCTTCCTTTTTCTACTTATCCCCACTTAAGAACTGCTATCAATAATGGCATGACATTATGTAAGAAATGTCATGTTGCTTTGCACAAAGGAGTTAAGTTCCATTCGGATGAATTGCTGGAAACCCTAACGGTAAATGACGAGGGCAATCAGCAGCCAAGCGTACAGAGTACGAAGGTTCAACGACTACTGGAGACTAGCGATAGTCTTAATGACCAGCCAGAGTGTCCGACCCGAAAGGGATGATATAGTCTATACCAGCAGAAACGTTGGGTGATATGTTTAGATCCGGGATTAAGAAAGATTTTCATGGATGAGTATTCGTTACCTGAAGGCCAATTAGAAAATCTATATGGTATTGAAAAATCTAACAAGGCTACTGAATACGACTTAGGCATCGGTGGGATGGGTGACTTAGAAGAGTTCAATGGTACTATTGGATATGATGATTTCAAGCAACAGTATAGAATTTCTTATAGCCATAAGGAGTGGGTAAAAGGGCTTAAGATCGAGCGTAAATTAGTTGATGATGATCTTTATTCTATCATCAATAAGAGGCCAGCACAGTTAGCTTTAGTTGCTAAACGAACTAAAGAGAAACATGCAGCTTCTGTATTTAACAACGCATTTAACACTTCTGTATTTAGTGGTGGTGATGGACTTGCTCTTTGTGATGATTCACATACAAGAGTAGGAACAACTACGACTAATGATAATGCAGGATCTACTGCTCTTTCAGCTACGGCTGTTGAAGCAACTAGATTGCTTATGAGAGGGTTTACTGATGAAACAGATAATCTTCTTGTAGCGCGTGGAGATACATTGCTAGTTCCACCTTCTCTTGAAGAGCAAGCGTGGGAGATCGTTAATGCTTCTGGTAAAATGGACACAGCAGATAACAACCCTAACTTTAACAAAGGTAAGTACCGAGTTATCGTTTGGGATTATTTAGCTGATTCAAATAACTGGTGGATGATCGATAGCAAGATGGCTAAGATGTATCTTAAGTGGTTTAACCGTATCCCTACAGAGTTCAACAAGGATAAAGACTTTGACACATACATTGCAAAATGGAGTGTTTATACTCGTTATTCTTACGGGTTCTCTGATTGGACTTGGTTATATGGACACGAAGTAGCTTAAACATTGTGGGGGGAGCAATCCCCCTGCTCTTTCTAGAAAGGAAAGGGTGCAATTATGGGTTATACTCATTTTGATAAAGTATGTGGAGTTAATGGTGTTTATTCAGGTGCTAAAGGAAGCGAATCTGCTTTCTCTAATGCTTTATTTGGAACAGTAGCAATAACAGATGCGACAACGTATACTGCTTTAGCTGCTAATTCAGGTAAGATACATATCATTCCAGATCTAACAGCAGATTGTGTAATATCATTACCTACTGCTGCTGCGGGCATTGTGTTGACTTTTATTTATAAGGGTGTTGCACAAGACGCACAAGATGTAACCTTTGATACAGGTGCAGATGCTAACTATTATCTTGGAGGAGTTACAGGTCTTGATGATGATGACGGAGATGTTGTTGTCATTTATCCTGATGGAAACAGTAATTCTAAGATGAAGATGGATACATTGAATGCTGGATCAAAGATTGAGTTAATATGTGATGGAACAAACTGGATTGTTAATGCTTTAATTGTATCTGGTACAGATACTCATACTGCGTTTTCAGATCAATAATAATTAACTGCTGATTTACAGGGAGGGTTTGGTTAATCTCTTTCTCTCCCTGTTCAGCAAACTAACGCTCATACGAGCACAAAGGAGAAAGAGATCATGGTTAGAGCAAAGGCGAAAAGAAAAGTAGCACCAGCAAAGCAATACCTTAGTCCAACTGAGAGAGATAACTTGCAGTCAGAGAAGAAAGACTTAGAGAATACTCTTAAAGACATGGAAGGATATGGAGTAGGCACTGCAGGAGATGCTATTGATAAGAGTGCAATTTCAAGAGAGATAAGTAGATTAGGTAATGCCATCGATGAGAGAACGGCACCAACACCTAGAGCCGTAGAGAAGGACCGTCTTGCTAAGGAAGAAAAAGACCTAGAAGAAAAGATTTCAACAGGGATGCCAACATGGTATGAAATGAATAAACCATCTAGAAACCCTGGAGCAGTAAGGAAGCATATGGCATGGGTAGAAAGAAATAAAGAATTAATCAAGAGATATAAAACTGTACAACGGATATTAAGACCTCAAGACCCTAAATCAATAGAGTCTTTGAGGAAAGAACGATAAACGAACTGAGGGTTGTAAAACCTTAACAAAGGAGTAAATCATGGGAGATGGCGGCAGAGAACAACCAATAAACGGAAAGCCAGTATTTATTTATGGTAAAGAGAATCAAACAGATACCGAAGGAAAAGCAATAAAAGTAGACTCTGAGGGTAATCTGATATTAACAGGTGATGTTGAGATTGGTGCAGTAGAGAATAAAGATGGTACTACTGATAACAGACAATCAATTAAAGTAGATAACGCCACTGCCACAGCTACACCAACGGTAGCTTTAGTTGGTGGTATTTACAAGGCAACAGAAGACACATATGACGATAATGATGCCTCACCGCTTCATACTGACTCTAATGGTAATCTTAAGGTAACTGGAGGGGCTAGCTCAGTTGGGGCAGAATACACCTCTCCTAGTGACTTTACGGCCACATATACAAGCACTAGCACGATAACACTATCTAGCTTACCATTTACAATTTCAGATAGTTCACAGCTTGTCTATGTTAAGCAGATCTTATCAGGAAATACTTCTGTAATATATGTTAATGGATCTGGTGGAGTAACACTTTCAGTAAGCTCTAATGTTCTTACTGTTTACAAGAGTGGAGCAGCTATTACAGCATTAGCTAGTGGAGATGCTTATGAGATCGGTATTAATTCACAAAAGAAAGCATATGATCCAAGTACGCAATCAAACAAAGCAAGTTTACTTAATCCAGTATACTCTCGATATACAGACGTAGAGACTCTAATTGCAGCAGCACAGGAATTAGATGCTACTCCTACTGATCTAGGTGCAGAGATTGATATGTCAGGATATAATGAACTTGGCGTTTGGTTGACTGTAGATATTGGAACATCAACTGATGTGACCTTAAGAATTATTCATAAGCATACATCAGCAGGTGCTGAGGAATACCGAGAGATTTATTTAGGTAGCCCAGCAAGCAATATCACTACAGTTAATTTAAATGATTATCAAGTTGGAGCAGACTCAGATCAATTAATTAAAATTAATATCCCAGTTAGCATGACAAGCCCGTATATTCAATTACAGGTGAGTGATGCAGCTGATGGAGATGGACAAATTGACGCTTGTTATATTACAAAGGCATACGCAGCATAAGGAGAAATATTATGAGTAAAGAATTACAAGTAACGATCGATGGAACAGCTAGTGATGTTACCGCTATTAAAGCAGTAACAGATGTTGTACCAGCAGTTGTCTTAAAAACCTATGCTACCTTATCTGGCTATGACACAGCAGCAGCATTCACAGTAACTGGCGATGTTATGTGCAGAGTTGTAGGAGTCGTCGGAGCAACAGGTATTACCTCAACCTCAGGAACAACGACTTTAGAAGTTGGTACTACTGAGTCAACAGCATCAATTATAGCACAAGCAATTATAAACAATACGCTGTTTGCTGCTACTGATGTTTGGGTAGATGCTACACCTGCAAATGATAGCCAAGCTATGACTAACTCATGGGTTATTGTAGGTGGTGGTGCAGATATTATCTTGACAAGGGATGTTGACGATATTACTGCTGGAACATTAACACTATATTGCGAATGGAAACCATTAAGCATAGGAGCAACATTAGTTGCTGCATAAGGAGATTAAAGATGACAGACCAAGAAATATACAGTTTTATGAACGGGCGAGACGTATCAACAAGTTTCTCAGATTCATCTCACAACAGCGAGATAAATTTCATAGACTTCGTAGGAGTAGACAGAGAAGCCAAGAGAGTCAAGAGCGAGCTAGCAAGTAAGAAAGACGGTACATTCTTATTAGAAGCAGCGTTCCCTGCGATCACTACGACAAATGAGGAAACGGGAGAAATAACTATTCTTACTCCAGCCGTACCAGCAGTTTATTATGAGTACACAAACGATGCCGCCTTAATTGCGAGTATTATAAGTGACTTAGATGTTGAGGCATTACTCGGAGAAATATAATGAAAGAAGCAATACATAGTCCGTATAATAAGTTAGTCTTTCGTGAAACATTTAATTCGGAACAAGAGACAAGAAAACGTGGCACGCCCACTGACGTAACCTTTGCTAATGGCAAGGGAACATTCAACGGCACTTCCTCAAAAGTCAACTACAACCTCGGATTAAATGGTACTTATAGTGTGAGGGTTAGATGTAATCCTACGAGTTTTTCAGATTATAGGTCTTTGCTAACTTTACAGACTGGATATGTGTATCTTAATCTTACAGATGGAACAGTTCAAAAGTCTTCAGGAAAGGTATATGTAAATGGAGTTGCTTCATCTTCTACAACAGTTGGAATAGAAAATGAAGTTGTGGTAACAGGTATTGAATTGATAGAAGCAACAGCTAGCAATAAAACTCTAATAGGTTCTAATCTAGGGGATGACAATGAATTCCTCGGCACAATAGACCTAGTAGAGATATATTCTGGAACTCTAACTCCAAGCGAAGTAAGCAATTTATATAATGATAGGTGGAATACAGAACTACCTCCAACGACTCCAAGGGAAGTAACACAGTTCTCTTGCGATACTACTGTTTCTGGTTGGCAAAGATGTGCTGATGATACAGGTACTAACCAAGGAGCCAACGGGGTTGGACAGGCTTTAAAGAAAGTTGGAATTGGTTCGGGCGTAGGGGCTGGTAATGACCTAGTTGGTTTTGCTGCCACTTTACCCGGCTACCGCAATACTACTGCCTCTTTCAACTATCTAGGTTCTAACTTGTACTTATGGTCTTCTACCCCTTCTAGTGCGTCGAATGCCTGGAGTCGGTACTTGGTCAATTCCTACTCTACGGTCTACCGGAATGCGGGCAATAAGGCGCGCGGCTTTTCCGTTCGTTGCCTGCGAGATACTGATGACACTTCTGACTTCACAGACCCAAGAGACGGCACAGTTTATCAATGTGTAAGAATAGGAACACAAGTATGGATGACTAAAAACCTTGCTTATTTGCCAAGCGTAAACGCAGCAGCAGACAATAGCACAGACGACCCTATGTATTATGTCTACGGATACGACGGAACAGATGTAGCCACAGCAAAGGCATTATCTAATTATACAGAATACGGAGTTTTATATAACCACCCAGCTGCTATTATTTCAGCCCCTACTGGCTTTCACGTTCCAAGTGATGAAGAATTAAATGTACTAGAAGTCTTTGTAGTTAAAATGATAAAACTACTTAATCCAAATAACACACTCATAGACTTCGACAGCACAAATGGTGTGTTGGAATTAGGAGACTTAAACGAGACCTCAACAGCTACAGACGTAACAGTCAACAAGAATGGTGCATTATTCAACGGTACTACTTCACAGATTTCAGTCGGGACAGACCCAGTATTAACCAAAGCTATAACAGGAATGCACATCTTTAAACCATTGGATTTAAGCTCTGATATGTGCTATTATAGTAATGGTAAGTATCAGTTTATTGTTCTTGCTAATGGCGGAATTGAAGTTCAAAGAGATGGTTCAACAAGTGCTTTGAGTGCTACTGGAATTATTAAGTCTAATGGGACTTATGGCATCGCCTACACCTCAGAAGCAGATGGCACAACAAATATATACTTTACTGATTTATCAACTGGACTAGTAATATCAGGTTCAGCCGACCAATCTGCGGGAACACCTGCGAATGGAACTACTGACTTAATCTTAGGAGCAAATGTTGGAGCTAGATATAATGGATATATAATGAAAGATAAAATAATTGAGGGTGTATTATCCTTAGCTGAGATGACAAGATTCTTTACGAGTAACTCGAGAGGGATAAGATGATAGTACAATGTTCACAATGCGGGATAGAGTTTGATAAGCCAGATTGGTATATTAAGCGTAATATGAAAAATCATTTCTGTAGCTCGCAGTGCAATGCTACGTTTCATAGCGGTGAAGATTCTCCAAGATGGAACAGCATCGAATCTGTTTGCCCTAACTGTGGTGATAAGTTTATTATTAAAAAATCACAAAATGAAAGATGCAAGGTTTCTTGTTGCTCTAAAGAATGCATGTATGAATACAGACGGAATAATGGACACATGGTTAGAGAAGATAATCCGAACTGGCAAGGCGGTAAAACAGAATTTAATCACGAAATAAGAGAATTAGGTCTGTATAAAGATTGGCGAGACGCATGTTTTATCCGAGACGATTATACTTGTCAAAAATGTAATAAGGTCGGTGGAGATTTGCACGTTCATCACAAAACTAGTTTTAAGGAATTAATTAAAAACATAGAAGATCACAAACAAGCTCGCAACTGTCCAGAACTCTGGAACATAGACAATGGAATAACTTTATGTAT